CATGGTTCACATTATCCGCGCTTTCTCAATCTTCAAGGATAAGCAGAAGGCAGTCGAGTTGTGCTGTAATCGGTTCGATGAGATTACCCGCGCCGCTTTCATTGACTTATTCGGAAAGTTGTCTGTTCCGGATCCTGTGGTTGAAGCGAGTGGTATGCCGAGTGGCACCAGCACGCTGATCGGTGAGAGCAGTATTATGGCATGATATAACAAAGAGTTGCAAAGGTTGGGTATATTGCCACCTACTACCCAACCTCTTTTATAGGTGGTATTTATTATGGAGTTATTATATATGTCAAAGCAAAGCGAATTGTTGTCCTATCTTCAAACGGGCGCTTCAATCACAACCAAACAGATCTCAGGTTTCTTCGGTCTGAAGAATCCACATGATGCAATTTATAACCTTCGCAACGAAGGTCACTGTGTATACGGCAACTCAACCGTACTGAAGAGCGGTGTCGTTACAACCAAGTACCGCATCGGCACACCTTCACGCCGCATGGTATCCGTTGCTGCCCACGCTGCTGGTTCTACATTGTTCGCACGTAGTTAACAAAATCGGGACTTGTGGGAAACTGCAAGTCCCCCTTATTATATTATGGAGTATCAAAATGAAATATTCAAATCTTACTAGAACACAAAAAGAATTTATTAATGCTGCAATTTCCGTTATGCCAGAACTAACAGAAGCAAAGGAAGTTATTCGACCAACGCTCGTTCGGGCATACAATATGTTAGTATCACAACGCACTCCAACATCCCGCAAGATGGGGTTCCCTCTTTGGTTGTGCAACACCAGCAAGACAGGACGCGGTGCTTATGTGTGGCCAGCCCCATCTGTAGAAGATATCGCACACGAAAATTTAATTGCACCTAAACAAATCAAAAAGATCAATACTACACAAACCCTAGAAGCTCGTGATCGCCTTGAAAAGATCATGCAACCAAGAGTTGATGATACCACCCACAATGAGTTCTTAGATGAACTTCGTGCTGCTGGTATCGTTTCCTAATGAAAACTCTGAATGATATTGTAAAGTCCTCTCAGACTGCGACCACTGGCGGTCGCAAGTTTGATGGAGATAAATTACAATATGGTTTGGTTCCACCTCTAGCACTAAAATCTATGGTTGAGATTCTGACCTATGGTGCACAAAAGTACGAACCAAACAATTGGAAATTAGTACCTGACGCCAAACGCAGGTACTATGATGCCGCACAGAGACACCTTTGGGCATGGTTAGAGGGTGAGCAGAATGATCCTGACACCAACAAAAATCATCTTGCCCATGCTCTGTGTAACATAGCCATTCTATATGAACACGATGTGAAATATTCAAGGGAGAAATAAAGTTCACGGAAATGTCTATATCAAGTATACTAGCACTGTTGCTATTAATTAATGGAGAACCATATGAAACTAAGTAAAACAACGGTTGGGATCTTGAAGAATTTCGCTTCAATCAATACCAATCTCTTGATCAAGTCTGGCAGCAAGTTATCAACCATCAGTGGCCAAAAAGCAATTCTCGCAGAAGTCACTGCAGCAGAAAAGTTCCCATTGGATTTTGCTATCTATGACCTGAACGCATTTCTGAATGCATACAGTTTGTTCCAAGACCCTGAACTTCAATTCACGGATAAGTTCGTATCGATGACTGAAGGTGGATCAATCAAATATTTTGCATCAAATCCTTCAATCCTTACAGTTCCAACCAAGTCGATTACCATGCCAGCAAATCCTGAAGTTCAGTTTGATTTGTCGGAAAATCTATTGGCAAATATCATCAAGACCGCATCTATCCTTGCAGCACCTGATGTCAGTTTCATTGGTGATGGTTCTGAGATTAGAGTTGTTGTTTCTGATAAAAAGACTGCAACGGCAAATTCTTATGACACAGTTGTCGGAACCACAAATTTGACCTTCAAGGTAAACATGAAGATTGAATACTTTAAGTTTATTCCAGGTAATTATTCAGTGGCAATCAGCAGCAAGAAAATATCTAAATTCAGTTCCAAGAATTCAGATCTAGTCTACTTTATGGCAGTCGAAGCAGATAGCGTTATCTGATATGCTTGATACTCGTGATGTCTAAGAACGAAGGGTTTTATCTCTCAAACGGTAGAACTGTGGGTACTTTAGATTATCGAGTCTGTTTCTGATGCTAATTCCTTGATATGCTTTTTGAGCATCACCAACAGAAGGATACTCGACACCCTCACATACTACTGGACAACAGTTAGACTTTTTGATAGCTTCCATGAATCTATCTGATTGCTTTTTACCGAGCATTCCATAAGAGGGTGTATGGGGATGTATCCTATTTTCCATACCAAGTTTGTAGTTTGGAGAATGAGAAGTATCACCACCATCTCCGCCCCGTGTCATATTGTAATGTGGTTGTGTGGTCTGGATCCAGTAAATTTCTCGTTCATTGGGGGATTCAGTTTCTTCTAGGATTTCAATGATAAACTTATCTACACCATACTTACGCATAGCACGATAGAGATGAGTGTCTTGATTTTGATGATTGTAACAGTGCTGCCGGAATCTTTCCTGCACTGTTTTTGAAGTCTTGCCAATGTAGAATTTAGAATTGACTACATTGGTGATTTGATAGATGGACGAATAAGTAGTCATGCTGACTCTCCTTGGTAGGGTTAGGGGTCTTGGATGTTTTGAGCATCGCGAAGACCATAATTGATTTGACTTAATACCTGGTTTCAGGTATACTATTATTTATAAGAAATTAAACTTCAGAATGGGAATAAAATGAAAGTAAAACTGATATTGGAGTTTTTGTTATGATTAGTAAAGTTGAAAACCAGTTTTTATGGGTGGAATCTTATCGCCCACAAACAATTAGTGAATGTATTTTACCGCAGGCACTCAAGGACACTCTCCATCAATTCGTTGCAGCAGGTGAATTGCCAACTCTTATGTTCACTGGTACTGCTGGTGTTGGTAAGACTACAGTTGCGAAAGCACTCTGTAACGAAATTGGTGCCGAGTATATAATGATAAATGGTTCCGATGAAGGTCGCATGATTGAAACTCTCCGAGTGAAGATCAAGGGATTTGCCTCAACTGTTTCTCTGACCGATGCAAAGAAAGTAGTCATACTTGATGAAGCAGACTATATGAATGCGGATAGTATCCAACCTGCACTGCGTGGGTTCATTGAAGAGTTTAGTAACAACTGCCGCTTTATCTTCACGTGTAATTTCAAAAACAGAATCATCGCACCACTACATAGTAGGTGTTCTGTGATTGATTTCAAAATAGATAATAAAGATAAACAGATCATTGCTGCTGGATTCTTCAAACGAGTATCTCAGATACTCAAGCAGGAGCAGATTGCATTTGATCCAAAAGTGATCGCAGAGTTGATAACAATGCACTTCCCGGACTATCGTAGAATACTGAATGAACTGCAAAGATATTCTGTATCTGGCACCATTGATTCTGGAATTCTTATAAGTATGTCTGATGATTCCATAAAAGAGTTGATGACCTTGCTAAAGGAAAAATCATTCAATGGAGTTCGCAAGTGGGTTGCCAAGAATTCTGATATAGATTCAACCCACTTGTTTCATATGTTATATGATAAGACTACGGATTATCTGGAACCAAAGAGTGTTCCGGAGTTGGTTCTAATCCTTGCAGATTATCAACATAGGGCTGCCTTTGTTGCTGACCACGAGCTTAATATCATGGCAGCAATGACAGAGATAATGCGTTCTTGTTCGTTTAAATAGGAAATATTATGGAATCGGGAAATATATTGATAGATCTTTCATTGATGGTATTGTTTATCATTGTTGGATGGTACTTGAGAGAGCAAGCAGCAAAACGAGCAGTTGAAAGATTGCTCGAGGGGCATGGGATTACACCGGAAATGAAATCGGATAATGTCGTTGTCTGTTATATGGAAACGCATGGAGACATGATGTATCTATATGGAGTTCTGGGTGATAAATTCTACGCTCAGGCAAACACGCACGAGGAACTGCATAAGATTTTAGACAAACTTTATCCTGGTCAGATGTTTATAGTGCCCGATCCAGATGATTTGCCAACGAAAGTAGAATAATATGTCGCCTTTTGATTTCCTCAAAGCGATCAACGAAACCAAGGAGGACTTATTCGTTGATCCACAGGCGGAGAAGGATTACTCTGCCTATATGATAAACAGGGGACTGTCATTCTTCCCGGATACGATATTGTATTCAAACGTGATGAATAGATATTCGAATATACCAAAAAGATCGCAATTTGTTTTTCTACTAAATAACATAGTAAAGAAAAAACGGTTCAGTCAGTGGCACAAAAAAGATAAAGAAACCGAATCGTTATCTGTGGTAATGGAATATTTTGGATACTCAGCAGAAAAGGCAAAAGAAGCACTGAAAATCCTTTCCGATACCCAACTTATTATTATAAAAGAACAACAACAACAAGGTGGCAAAAAATGACAGTTGAGGTGATCTACTACGATTGGATTCCAGAAAGCATGTTGGAAGTATTACTCCCCGAACCAGATAATTTTTTAAAGGTTCGTGAGACATTGACTCGAATCGGCGTTGCTTCTAAGAAGGATAAGACTCTATGGCAATCTTGTCATATCCTACATAAGCAGGGTAGATATTTTATTGTCCACTTCAAGGAACTCTTTGCGTTGGACGGTAAGGAAGCCAATATCTTTATCAATGATATTGAGCGTAGGAATACAATCACCAAACTGTTACAAGATTGGGGATTGTTGGAAATGGTCAACCCAGCGATGGCTGAAGCGCAGGCATCACTGAGTCAGATCAAGGTAGTAGCATTCAAAGATAAACTTGAATGGGAATTGATTGCTAAGTATTCTCTTGGCACTAGAAAACGTAAAACTGAAATTATATTATAATAGGAGATGTTATGGCTATAAATCTAGATCTTGAAATAAATGAAGTGAATACAATTTTGGCCTCACTTGCAAAACAACCATACGAAGCAGTTGCTGCTGTAATTGGTAAGGTTCGTGATCAAGGTATTCCACAAGTAGCAGCAATTGAAGCGCAAGAGAAGAAGTTGGCAGAAGAAACAACTGCCGCTCAATTACTGCTAGAAGAAACAGTCTAGCAGTAGAGTATGTGTAGTATAGGAAGACATTCGAGACGGATAGCCTATACCTAGATGATGTCTCAGCCTTACCACTATACACCATGGACAAACTAACCTCTAAAAATCTCACATCATACTTAACAGTAAGAAGAAATAACTGGACTTTGAAAGTGTCGGTATATAAAGAGACCAGTATATTAGTACTGTATCAGCATGTCTATGGAGATACCTTTGGGGTGAAACATTTTAGTGATTACAACAAAGCAGCAGATTTCATCGACAAATTGGTCGAGGAAGATTGATCTACTTTATGAGGAAAATAAATGACTATTGAAATTGTCAAATTAAGTACAGACGAAGATCTAATTTGTGATGTAAAAGAAACCACCGCAGAACACCTCGTTGTAAAAAACCCAGTTGTAATAATGATCCAGCAAACAGAACGTGGAGTCGGGGTTGCCTTGGCACCTTTTATGCCATATGTTGTTGGTGATATTACTATTCCCCGATCCGCCATAGTTGCCACAGGTCTCCCTGAGGAGCAATTACAGCAGGAATATACCACCCGTTTCGGGTCTGGAATCGTACTTTCTCGCTCATTACCACCAAATCCAATGTAATATCCTCCAATAATCCCTTATAAAATAGGCGATTATTGGTTGTAGATAGTCCTTGACTTTAATTCAATATTGCCGTATAATAGTCTTATAGGTTGAATAAGGTGAGCGATATGAATAGCAACAGAAAGAAGCGAACAGATAGAAACCACGTCATCTACCAGTTGACCTGTGTAGCCACAGGGGAAACTTATATTGGGTTGACTGTGATGCGTGGCCAGGCCAAACAGAAGTCGGTCCATGTTAGGTTTCAACAACATCAATATAGATCCCAAGTTCAATCCCACGCTTGGGCATTGCATGATGCACTTCGTACTCACGCAAATTGGATGGGGTCAGTTCTTGAAGTTGTACGTGGTAAAGTAGCAGCGCATAGTCGTGAACGTGAGTTGATCTTTATACACAACCCAAAACTTAACACACAGTAGGAATTATATTATGAATAAAGTGAAGAAAGGAAATCCAGTTGCCAAGGATGTTCGCACTCCAAAATACCGGATGCGAGTTGTATTGAGCAAGAAGCATAAGATTGATAAACGATTTGAGGAGGCACTATGAAAATGTATCTAGCGGGAGTAGCATTACTCAGCACACTGAGTGGAAATGTAGCAGCAGATCAAAATTTGGCACAAAGTATGGGATGTATGAATTGCCATAAGGTTGAGGGTAAACTGATTGGACCATCATTTCAGAATATCGCAGCAATCAGAGTATACAGTACGGCATCGTTGGATCTGACTGCCAAAATTAGAAATGGCAGCGCAGGTGCCTGGGGTAAGATTCCAATGCCTCCAAATGCTCATGTGAGTGAGCAGGATGCTGAGATTTTGGCAAAATGGATACTATCTACCAAGTAAAATATCCCTTTACTTTAATTCAATAATAAGGTATAATAATATTATATGATAGCAATAAAAGAAATTACTGAGTGGAATGACAATACACCGAACCACATATACTTTGTATCGAATGACAAGAGCAAATTGCTGGCGTATATAAAGAGTGGTACAAAGGAAGTATTGAAGATGAGTGTGCCAATAGCATTCTCAACGACACGAAGGAAGTTTATTGAAGTGAAGAATACCTTTGGGTTCAATGGTGGTGAGAAGTCTACCAACCCAACATGGGAGGTTGCTGGAAGTAATGGTAGCACATATATCATAGAACAAACGAAGAACAGTTACGTGTGTAGTTGTTCCGGTTTCAAGTTTCGTGGTAAGTGTAAACATCTAGCTTCTTTTTGCAATTATCAAAGTGATGTTGTTTCATAACACCTCCACGTCCTATTTTACCACAATGTGGGCATTCAACTTCTGGAGCAGGATTTTGTTGCTTTCCGTTAGGTATACCCTTCCTTCCGGTGGGTATACCCTTCCTTCCGTTGGGACCAGTTAGTATGCCTTTCCTTCCATTAGGTATACCCTTCCTTTGAGTGGGACCACTAGGGTTGCGTTGCTTTCCGTTAGGTATACCCTTCCTTCCACTAGGTTTACCTTTCCTTCCATTAGGAATGCCTTTCTTTCCATTAGGAATGCCTTTCTTTCCGTTAGGTTTGCCTCTCAGTGGACTAGGTCTACCTTTATTCGGACTAGATACGCCTGGGACTCCACCATCTAGTCCATTTTCTGGTTTGATATTTGCCCAGTCTTTTGATTCGACTATATTATGTTCTTTGGAAAATGCTAGAGCAAACTCAACAATGGTATCCTTATCTATACAGGGTCCAAATACAATGGTAGTTATTACGTGTTCTGATCCATGCTTCTTGAGGTGTAGTGTCCAGTCTGCACCAGATCCTTTATATTTGTATGGATCTTTTTTAGTGGTTTTGCCGAAATACTTTAGACCTGTGATTGAATGTTGTTTGATGTATAGAACTGTAGGGTTTATATAAGTAGTCATGCTGACTCTCCTATGAGGGGTTAGAGTCCTTGGAGACTGGAATCTCGCGAAGGACATATGTTTTAGATAACATATAATCTATTTATAAGAATCAATATTTTGGAAGTTTACTATCGTAAATATCGCTTTACTTTAATTCAATAATAAGGTATAATAGTTCTTATAGGTTGAGTGATTAATTATATGAAAGGAAGTAATATATTATGAATAACATGAATCAGTTTTTTACCGAAGTCGCTTCCAACAATTCCCGCATATTCAAAACTGCGGCATTGATGGAACACAAGAATGACACTCTACTCAGGGAAGTCATTCGTCTTGCCCTGGATCCATTTACTCAATTCTACCAGCGCAAGATTCCGGCATACACCACGAACCATACTCTGGGGTGCAATCTTCAGTGGGGTATAGATTCACTCTATGAATTATCCTCGCGCAGTCGTACAGGCAATGCAGCAATTGACTACCTGAAGTTTGTTCTGACTGCACTGACTGCCGATGACGCGAAGGTTATTGAGCGAATCATCGATAAGAGTTTAGACTGTGGTATTCATACATCGACTGCCAATGCTGTCTGGCCAGGGTTGATCAAGGAATATCCAGTCATGCTATGTTCACCATTCGAACAGAGACTTGTTGATAAGATAAAGTTTCCGGCGATGACCCAGTGCAAGATGGACGGCATGCGGTTCAATGCTATCGTCCGTGAGGGTAAGTGTGAGTTCCGCAGTCGCAATGGAAAGGAAATTCAGTTGCTGGGTAATCTTGAGCAAGAATTTATCAATCTTGCTAATGGTATTGATTGTGTGTTTGATGGTGAGTTACTTGTTGTGCGTGACGGGGTAATTCTACCACGTCAAGAGGGTAACGGTATTTTGAACAAGGCAAACAAGGGCACTATATCTGTCAATGATGCTGCCATGGTCAATGCCACGATCTGGGACATATGTCCATATGTCTACTTCACTGACGGACATTGCCCCACACCTTACTCAACCCGTTTCACCACGTTGCAGAATATGTCTCTACCCAGCAAGATTCATTTGGTTGAGCATAATATTGTATATGATATTGAAGCCGCACAGACGATATTTCAGAAGTATCTTGCTGCTGGACAGGAAGGTATTATTCTGAAGGACATGAATGGTCCCTGGGAAGATAAACGGTCTAAGGGGCAATTGAAATTTAAAGCTGAATTGGATTGCGATTTACGGATTGTCGCAGTCGAAGAAGGTACAGGCAAATATACTGGGATGCTCGGTGCACTTGTCTGTACTTCCTCTGACGGTATTGTTAAGGTAAATGTCGGTAGTGGGTTCAATGATGAGCAAAGAAAATCCTTGATGTCTCGCGACCTGTTGGGGAAGATTGTTGCTGTGAAGTACAACGCGCGGATCAAAAACCGGCAAGGTGATGAGAGCTTGTTCCTACCGATCTTTGTTGAGATACGCGAAGATAAAGATGTTGCTGACACTGAGGCGCTAATAAAATGAAGATAAACGAGAATGATATCTACAGCAAAAATAAGTATCTGAGCAGACTGTGCGATGATCAGAGTTACGCTAG